CGCCACCACCACCAGCAGAGGTAGTTAGAAGAGAACCAATAGATGAATCATTACCGTCAGGGACAACCCCACCTCCTTGATGTCCCGCACCTCCAGAATCCGTACCACCAGCACCAATAGTTACTGTATAACTTGTTAGTTCCACAGTTACGTCAGAATCATAAATATGACCACCAGCACCTCCTCCTCCGCCCGGATCACCAGAACCTCCCTTACCACCAGAACCTCCTCCAGCTACCTGAAGTATTGCAACAGATGGTTCAGCAGGAAGGGCTGTAACTTCAAAAGTACCACTTGAATTAAAAGTATGAACTTTAAAATTCCCGTCAGTTGTTACAGTACCACCAGTTGCAGTAATAAAAGGAGCAATACCCGCACTACCTACAGCACCAAATCCATTAACATTGTAGCCAAAACCTGTCATTTTATTTTCTACTCCTATGCGTCATTTGCTGCATCAGTGGTAAAGAATAGTTTAAGACCTAAAAGTCTAGCATCCCCTGATTGATCATCAGCAGAAACATCTCTAAAAACTTCAAAAAATGTTACAGTATTAACCGCTGCGTTTGCTATGGTAACTGCTCCACTTTCAGCAGAAACCATCATATCATTTGAAGTTCCAGAGTGGGCTAAAGCTGTAGCAACAACGGCTGTTCCAAAAGCAGTATTAATTGAAGCATCATTAGCCATACTACCACCAGACAATGCCCAAGCAACTGTACCTGTATTTGTTCCTGTAACTGTCCAAAAAGCTTGAAATGTTACAGTTCCTTCGTTCCAAGATTTAGGAAAAGCAACTGTAAATTGAGCAAAGTCATCTGCCCCTGTTGCAAAATCAAGACATTTTAATTCAGGGCCATTAGATAATTCTACTTGTGCAATATCAGCGCACCCATTTGTTGTATTAGGATACATTGCTGCGGCAGGAACCCAAATAGTTTCTTTTCCTACTTCTTTTAGAGTACCTGCTCCATCCACCAAGTTTAGTTCTGCTGCTGTGCTAGTAACACCATCAAGGATATTTAACTCTGCTGCGGTACTTGTAACTCCATCAAGGATATTAAGTTCTGCTGCGGTAGATGTAACACCGTCAAGTATATTTAATTCAGCAGCCGTACTAGTTACATTAGTACCACCAATATCCAGAGTAGTTAAAGATACTTCTCCGGCTACTGTAACAATTCCATCAGCTAATGTCATCAAATCAGTATCACTAGTATGCCCAATAGTTGTACCATTAATAATAACATTATCAACTGTTAAAGTTGTTAAAGTTCCTAAACTAGTAATAGCAGATTGAGCAGCTTGTGTTACTGTTAGTGCTGTACCAGATGCGTTGCCCGTTACGTTACCTGTTAATGGCCCTGCAAAAGCATCTGCTGTAACTGTTCCGTCAAAGAAAGCATCTTTAAATTCTAAAGAGGATGTACCTAAATCTATTTGATTATCGGTTACAGGATATAAAGCTCCTGTTGTTAAAGTTAATCTTGCAGCATTGTCTACTTTAAAATCAATTTCATTTGCTGTTCCAAAATCAATAGCGGTTTGAGAGTCTTCTCCCATTATTAAATCAGTAGCATAAATAGAAGTAATACCTGTTTGTGCCGCATCTACAGTAAATGTTAAATCAAAAGGATCACCATCTGATCCGGGAGTTGTATCTGTCCAGTTTGTAGTAATGCCTGAGCCAATAAACTTTACTTCTTCCGAATCTGAAATAGAGACTTCTGTTCCATCATCATCCTCTAAAATAAAACTACTCATGCTTCCACCAGTACCATCTATATAAGCTTTAATAGATTGTTGAGAAGCTATAGCAGTAGCACTATCAGAAGACAAATCATCTTCATCTAAAAAACTTTTTCCGTCTAAAATATTAAGTTCTGCTGCGGTTGTAGTTACTGCTGTTCCACCAATTAATAATTTATCTTTAACTATGTCTACTACTGTTCCACCTGCTGTTAATAATTTATCAGCACTTTCATCCCATAATAAATAAGCACCAGAAGTAGCACCAAAAAACTTAACGTCTACGCCTGTATCATCTACACCAAAAGTCGTTGCTCCATCAATCTGTACTACACCGTCTATATCTACAGCATCTAAATTTGTTGTACCGTCAATATCTGCATTGCCTGAAATGTCTAGTGTAGCTGCATCTAGTTCACCTGTAAGAGTTATATTTCTAAAGCTACTTACATCTTTATTTGAATCTACTGTAACTACTTTGCTGGCTACGACAGTTCCTACGGCTGCTCCTGTATCACTGTAGTTTAATTCTGCTGCGGTGCTTGTTACATTAGTACCTCCAATATCTAAAGTAGTCAATGACACTTCTCCGGCTACTGTTAGTACTCCACTAGCTACTGTCATTAAATCTGTATCGCTAGTATGTCCTATAGTAGAACCGTTTATAATAACATTATCAACTGTTAAAGTTGTTAAAGTTCCTAGACTTGTAATATTAGATTGTGCTGCTGTCGTAACTGTAGCTGCTGTACCGGAAACATTACCTGTTACATCACCTGTTAATGGCCCTGCAAAAGCATCAGAAGTTACTGTACCATCAAAATAAGCATCTTTAAATTCATAAGAACTAGAACCTAAATCAATATCATTATCAGTAGTAGGAAGAATAGAACCATTATTAAATGTTATTTGAGTTTCACCACCTGCTGTAATTGTTATAACATCAGAACCAGAAAAAGTAATACTTGTATTAGTATCTCCATCACCAGTAATTGAATCAAGTTGAATATCTCCTGCATTAGTAAAATCAGAATCACTTAAATCAATTGTTCCTGTAACATCTAAACTACCACCTACTGATAAATTACCTGATACATCTACTGCACCATTTATATCAATAGTAGTAGCATTAATTTCTATTTCAGTATCAGATACTAAATCTAAAACTCCGTCTGCTGATTGGTGAATATAAGTACCAGAATCACCAAACTGTAATTGGTCAGTACTAGAAAGAAGAATCCCTGTATCAGCTACATGAGTTAAAGATACGTCTTGGTCATCTCCAAAATATACAACTGCACCATCAGCTAAATAAAGATCACTAAATTCTAATGCGCTTGTACCAAGAGCTGCTCCATCTGAAGCATCAGGTACAAAAGCGGTATTTGCTGTAATAGTTGTGCCTACAATCGTAGTTGCTGAACTAGCACCAATAGTAGCTCCATCTACTGTACCACCATTAATGTCAGCCGTATCAGCAACCAGAGCATCGGTTGTTACTGTACCATCAAAATAAGCATCCTTAAATTCTAATGAGCTTGTTCCTAAATCAATATCATTATCTGTAACAGGTACGATAGCTCCATCTTGGATACGAATTTGTTCTACAGCAGAACTAGAAACTTCTACAAAGAAACCCCAACGGTTATTTGTACTATCTGCTGCAAGTTTATTTAAAAAATCTTGATCACCAATAGTAGCAATATTACCACCTTCTCCGGCTGTACCATCGTGTTGATGACCTGTAGTACTACTAGAAGCATATGAAAAAGCAGTTAGAAGTCTATTAAATTCATCATTAAATAAAGCAGCAGTAATAGTGTCCCCATCTGCCATTGAGCTTTGTCTTACATAACTTGTACCCATTATTATCTCCTACCAGAAGGTCTATAGTCTACATAGAAACCATTTATTGAGTAAGGCGCTCTAGTATCCTGACTAAATATTTTAAAAGCTATATTGTGTCCACTTCCCTGTACTGCTTGTCTTGCCATAGGGTCTTGAGAAGCTCCAAATACTGCTGTACCAAGTGTTGAATCTCCAAATACTGCCGGAGTTGGAATTGAATCTAATGTATAATTAGCAGGTTGTGGTCTATTAGTATCATCAAAATCATACGTGATCTTTAGTGTTGGCTGTACTGTGCCTTCAGGTGTAAAAGATATTTTTGTATAATGTAATGTTTTAAGTGTACCTGCATCTCCAAAATCTAGGTTAGGTGTTTTATATCTAGCATCTATATTTGTTTGTGTTCCTGCTGGATTAAAATCATTTCCTGTATTGTGATTATAAACATATCCATCTTTATCACCATGATATATTTTTTCTACACTATCATTATCAAAACCTGATGTAAATCCATGTGCTTGAATGCCTATTGTTTCAGACCATTCAAAACCATTAGGAGTTATTGTACCTATCAAACCTTTTGCTGTAGATGTAGAAGCTGAACTAGCACTATAAAATAATCTATATTGAGATTTACTTCTTAGTACTGCGCTATTAATAGTAAATGTGTCTATGGAACCTGCTATTTTTGATACTATAGATTGTATTTGTCGGGACACAGAGCTTAACTCTACGTCACCAATACGTGCTGTACCTGCAACTAAACGAAAGCCATCGGGACTCAAAAATAAAAGATCGCCTCCTATTTCCTGAATACTATGCCCATCTAAACAACCTACGTTTTGTGTAATAGGTGTTACAGCTATAGAAGCAGAAATATTTATGTCTGATAATTTATAAATACTATTTTTACAAAATATAATTAAATCACCACGGAAACTTTTTATTCCTACTACTTGATCATCTAGTACAATACTTCCAGAGCCGCTTGAAGTAAAATCATTTATATCACTTGTGCCACTATAAAATATGGTATTAAGTGCTGTTGTTGCTCCAGCGACTACTAGATGTTTATCGTGAATAGTACAAAATTTTGGATAGTGCGTACCACTAACTGTAATTTCTTCATAAAAGAAAGTTCTATCTGTTAAAGCTCCTGTACCTGTCATTTTAAATAAAGCAGGTTTTACACCAGAACCTTTATCGGTAATTACTACTTCACCATAAGTACTAGACCCTTCAAACAAAGCAAAAGAAGCTTGTGCTTGGCTTGTTCTAGCCGCTGTGCTTCTTCCTGTAAACGTAGAGTAATTATCTCCTGAACCACTTACGCTTGAACGATTTATTTGTAACCAACTTGTTCCGTCTAAACTAAAATAAATATTAGTTCCTGAACAAGCAATTACGCCATCGCCATAAACAAAAAGCCCTAATATAGCATTAGAGCTGTTAGGTCTTGCTGCACTACCTCCACCGTAAAGTGTGTAACCATTTATTCTTCTGTAACCGCCATCAGGATCAACTTCAAAGTTTTCTAACTCTGTAGCAAATCCGGGTTGCTGTAACATTTGAAACTGGTTGAGATTAGTGTTTAAACCTCCTTGACAAGATACACCAAATGCTTGCATAGTTAATCAAACCTAATTCTGTCATCAGACATATAAGTTGGAACAGTCCCTATTAAGTTTTCCCTCATGCTTTTTAATCCTTTTTTAAAATCTTCCAGAGCAAAAGCAGCCATTTGAGGGTTGTCTTTAAATTGATGTGTGTAATATCTTGCTTTAGATAATATTACTGTTTTGTATAAATCGGGAAAAACTATTGCATCATCATGTGCAGATAGTTGTGTAGGTAGGTTGTAAGCAAAAAACCAAACTTTATATACTTGATCTGGTATGGGGCTTAAACCAAAATTTCTTGCATCAGGACTTCTAATAACAAAGCGAGGCTCACCACCTGTAGCTTGATCAGCGTCATCTGAGTTTTCTTCTGTACGTCTAAAGTCTTTCCATTGTTCTGTGGTTAAGAATCTTAAATTTTTAGAAACATAAGGAGCTGATTCACCACTTACTCCTACTGTTGTCAAATAAAAATTATTCCAATCTATAGAACCATAATCGTCTGCTACAGATGAACTTGAGGCTTTTAGCTCATACCATCTAGTTCCTGCTACAGTATCTACAGAAACATTACCATACATAGGATCAGTAGCTCCACTTTCAGCGGCAGCTAGAAAAGGCCATTGCGGTTCTTCATTTGATATATCTAAGTATGATCTATTAATACAGTCTTTTGCGTGTTGCTGTATTCCTACAGCACTAGAAAAAGTTGAAGAAGTTAATACAACTTCATTCAACTCACGTAGCAATTCGTTTGTTAATTGTAAGAATGTTGTAGCCATAATTATTCAGAGTCTCTAGAGGTTGTTGTTTTTTTCTTATCGCCATAAATTCTTTTGTAACCTTCGGCATACTTTTCTCTGTTTTCTTTTGTATACCAACGTCCCATAAGTCCAAGAGTCCTGCCTGTTTTCTTTTTAGACATAATTATAGGAGTTCTTTCGCTTCCTAATTGTGGCATTTTTTACTCCTTAAACAAAAAAAAGAAAGGAGGCTTTTTACAGCCCCCTAACTTAAACCTACTAGTCAATACCGTAGAACGCAGAACACAATGCTCCGGCACGTAGTACTTTGGAACCATAAACATGGAGTCCTCGTACAATATCACCAAAGCTATCAGGATCACGAATTACTTCAGTACTAGTAATAGTCTGTGCTGTCGCTGTAGCTGACATATGACCTGCAAGACAC